GCGTTTATTCTCGGCCCCACCCCTGATTCTGCCTATGACGCAGAACTGCACTACTTCCACAAACCAACATCCATAACCGCCTCTTCAGATGGCACTAGCTGGCTCGGGACTAACGCTGAGTCTACGCTTTTGTATGGATGCCTTGTTGAGGCTTACACATATCTGAAGGGCGACCCAGATTTGATGCAGTTATATGGTCAAAGGTATGCAGAGGCTTTAGCAAATCTGGAGCAGTTGGGAGAGGGGTACAGTACGACAGATAGCTATCGTAGCGGTGAGGTAAGGGAGCCTAGAGCATGATGAGTGTTAGTACCGACATGAAAGTCGGTAGCGTAGAGGTTTATACAACACAAAACAGGGGGTTTACCCCAGAAGAGATTGCCGAAAGATGCTTGGATAAGATTGTTTCGGTAGCTGATACTGCGTTGCCAGAGGTTCAAGCACAAGCGCAGGCATTCAAGGATCACATTAGAGCGGTTCTTGTTTTCTACATGAAAGAGGCCGCGAATAGCGACCGAACTACAGTGTACAACGCCCTTCTTGATGCGGGGCAAAAAGACTTAGCCGAACTTATCAGGAGAATGTGATATGGCTTTTAGCGGAAACTTTATGTGTACGTCGTTTAAGCAAGAACTGCTTGTTGGCGGTCACAATTTTACAAATGGCAGTGGTCACACGTTCAAGCTGGCAATGTACACCAACAGCGCGAGCTTTGATGCGTCTACGACTGCTTACACCACAAGCAACGAGATTAGCGGTACGGGCTACTCTGCTGGCGGCGGCACGTTGACCAATGTTACTCCTACCACGTCAGGAACAACGGCGTTGACCGACTTTGCCGATCTCACGTTTTCCTCCAGCACCCTGACGGCGCGTGGAGCACTTATATACAACACGACAACTAGCGGTGGTTCTGGAACCACAGACACTGTTGTTGTATTGGACTTTGGTGCTGACAAGTCGTCCAGTGCTGGTGACTTTACGATTGTTTTCCCGACACCTGACGCATCTAACGCTATTATTCGGATTGCCTAGTCATGGCGTTTGTTGTTGCTGATCGCGTTAAGGAAACCACTACCACGACAGGCACGGGTACGATTACTCTTGGCGGGGCTGAACCTAATTTTATTACGTTCGCCTCTGCCCTGTCGGATGGTGATACCACCTATTACGCTATCGTCGATGACGCGAACCTTGCGTTTGAGGTGGGCCTCGGTACTTTTACTGCAAGCGGCACTACGTTAGCGCGAACCACGGTTCTGGCAAGCTCTAACAGCGGCTCTGCGGTTAACTTGCAGGCGGGTACGAAGGAGGTCTTTATAAACTACCCTGCTGGGAAGTCTGTTTTCTTAAACGCATCTAACCAGCTTGTAATTAACGGGACAGCGGTTACATCTACAGCGGCAGAGCTAAACATCCTAGATGGTGTAACAGCTACAGCCACAGAGCTTAACTATCTTGACATCACCACACTGGGGCTAACACAAGCCAGCAAGGCTGTAACCGCAGATGCCAATGGCGTAGTGAGCTTTGATAATGGCACGATAGATGAAACAACCAGCATTACGTCTAGCTCAAATGCGGCCACAATCAACCTCCGCGACGGCAACGTGTTTGAGCATGATCTCACAGAGAATGTGACTTACACCTTCAGCAACCCTGCCGCATCTGGCAGAGCATCAGCGTTTGTCTTGAAGATAATTCAAGATAGTTCTGCAAGAACCATTACTTGGCCCGGAAGTGTTGATTGGGCGGCGGCTACAGCACCTACACTGACAGCAACGAACAATGGTGTTGATGTATTTGTATTTATAACTATTGATGGTGGTACAACTTATTACGGCTTCACCGCTGGGCAAGCGATGGGCTAATGAGTAATTTAGCAAGAGCGATAATTAGTGCGTCGGGAGGCGGTAGCGAAAAATTTTACGTCGCTATACCTCATGAAAATGATTCCTCATCGAATAATCTTTCTTTCTATGAGCTTGATAGTAGTGGCTCTTTGACGCTTTTAGATCAGATACGTTGTCAGTCTGGTAATTCTGCTACTTATGCTACTTCATGTGCGTTTCACCCAGACCCTACGGGCTATGGAAAATATTTGGCAGTAACGACAAATCAGGGTTATTCAATAATTGACTACTCTGATGATACAAATCTCACCGAGGTGGACACTGGCGGCAATTCATCTAAAGCGGAGCGTGGCGTCGCTTACAACGCAACCGGCAGTAAAGTGTTTTTTTCTGGCGGTAACAGCACACTTACTAGGTATGACCAAGCGTCGGATGGCACTTTAAGCAATGAAACTACAAGCGGTTCTTTGGGAGGTAGTGACTCAATAAATGCTGTAGCCATAGCGAAAACGAAAGACGTAGGCATAGTGGTTTTCAACAAAGGAAGCGCCGCCGCTGTGGGAGCGGCTACTTTTGCGCCTTCCGATTTTGCACTTGATGATACTATTGTTACGAAATCTGAAGAAGTTTATCAGGTTGATATAAGCTCAGATGGCACTTATGCGGTGTTTGCTGGCAAAGACTATACCGTTCACCCGAAAACAGGCGTGGGTCGTCTTAATATTGATTCTAGCAACAACCTTACAGAAAGCACTCAAGTAATTGCTGGTTCTGCACCACAGGGTGTCAGAATTGCTGAAGGTGATGGATATGTTGCTGTTGGCGGCAATTATAGTTCTGGCAATAAACTGCGTCTTTACTATTCATCAATGTTCGAAGCAACTAGCGTTGATCCGGGTGGAAATAATCCGCATTTGGTCTGGGCGGGTGATGGTGATTTTCTCGTCTCAATGGTCAATGCCACAAATATCAAGGTTTACTCTTGGAATGGCGGCACTGGACTTACTCTGACGCAAACAATTAGTAGCTCGATCCCCTACATAAGAAACAGTCAACGCATGGACTCAATTACGGCTTAACTGGAGAAAGTCATGTCTAAATATAGAGTACAGGCATCTGGAGATATTAAGACGCAAAGCGAGTTACGACTAGAAAACTCCAACGTGTCTTTTCCAAAAGTCTGGAATGAAGGCGTTTACGAGCAGTTAGGTGTTGATCCTGTTCTTCCCACTAGCGCACCCGATCCCTCTGGCCCATACAAAAAGGTCGCACTGAACGGCGCAGAGCAAAACTCTGATGGCAACTGGGTCGAGGCATGGGTAGAGCAGGACATGACTGATGAGGAGAAAGCCGCCTACGATCAACAAAAAGCAGACGCAGAAAGGAGAACGCGAGACGGTTTGTTGGCATCAACCGATTATCTTGCCTTAGTGGATGCGACGTTGACTGATGCGATGAGGACGTATCGGCAGGCTTTGCGTGATGTCCCCCAGCAGGAAGGCTTTCCAAACACAATTACATGGCCCACAAAGCCTTCGTAAGGTATAGGTTCAATTATGGCTCTCGTAATTAAAGATCGGGTTAAAGAAACCACCACAACTACTGGCACCGGAAACATTTCTCTGGGTGGTGCGGCTAGTAACTTTGTCACGTTTTCCTCTGTTCTATCAGACAGTGATACCACTTACTACGCGATTGTGGACAGCAACAATACTGCGTTTGAGGTAGGGCTGGGAACATACGTCAGTAGCGGCAACACCCTTGCCAGAACGACAGTGCTTGCAAGCTCTAACAGCGGGTCTGCTGTAAACCTTCAAGCAGGAACAAAGAGCGTGTTTTGCGCTTTTCCTGCCGACAAGGCTGTTGTAGAAGACGCCAACGGCACGGTAGTAATTGACGGTAATGTCAGCATTGAGAGCGGTCTTATAGACCTAAAGAATGGCGGCACAGCCTCCCGCATCAAGTTTTACTGTGAGAGCGGAAACGCACACGCTCAGACGGTACAGGGCGCACCACATTCTGCGGCGGCGAGTAATACGCTGGTATTGCCTGCGACGGGTAGCAACCTTGTTTCCGACACTGCAACTCAGACGCTTACGAACAAGACGCTTACGTCACCCAAGATAAACGAGGATGTAGCGGTTACCTCAACAGCTACAGAAATCAACCTTCTTGACGGCGTCACTGCGACAACAACAGAGCTTAATTATCTTGATATTACGACTCTTGGCACAACGCAGGCGTCAAAAGCTGTAACAGCGGACGCTAACGGTGTAGTGACGTTTGATAACGGCATATCAGAAGAGTACATAGCGGTTACATCTAGCAGTAACGCAACAACCGTAAACTTGCGGGATGGCACAAATTTTAGCCATACGCTAACGGAAAACACCACTTTCACTTATAGCAATTCTGCGGCAAGCGGAAAGGTATCTGCTTTTACGCTAAAAATTGTGCAGGACGCTAGTGCCTCTGGTTACGCAGTGACATGGCCCACGTCGGTGGATTGGCCGGGAGGAACTGCCCCAACCCTGACTGCTACCGCGAGCGCAGTGGATGTGTTTGTGTTTTACACCCACGACGGAGGCACGACCTATTACGGCTTCATAGCAGGGCAAGCACTGGCGTGAGCAGAGCGGCTACCAAACTAATAGCGGCGGCAGCTGGTGCTGGTGCAGATACTGGTGACGATGACTTTGCCAATGTTATTTTGTTGTTAGATGGTGACGGTACTAACGGTGCCGCTAACAATACATTTACAGACTCGTCTACCAACAACTTTACGGTTACTGAAAGTGGTTCTGTGGTACAGGGTAGCTTTAGTCCGTATGGCGATAACTGGTCTAATTACTTTGAGGGAACCAACGACTACTTTACGTTTTCCAGTGTCACAGCCGCAGGAACTGGAGATGTAACTGTAGAGTTTTGGTTTTGGGCGTCAAGTGAAACAGTACAATACAGATGTATTTATGACAGCAGGTCAACAACAGGAACCGACACGGGCTTTGGAATTTTTCAATACGGAAAAGTCATTGAGGTTTACGGAGACGGAAAGAAAGTAGAAACAGCCGCGAACGCCTTTAGCGGAAGTGAGTGGGTTCATTTTGCCTTAGTTCGTTCTTCTGGCTCGTGCCAAATTTATATTAACGGCACTGCCTCTGGTTCCTCTGCTACATATTCCGATAACTTAACTTCTACAGCAAGGATTGTGGGTGATTCGGTTAATACTTCGTATGACTATTATGGTTATATATCCAACCTAAGAGAAACGCATACAGCCGTTTATACGTCAAATTTTACTGCTCCCACTGCGCCTTTTGCGGCAATTACAGGAACAAAGATACTTACCTGTAGCTCTAATAGGTTCGAAGACGAAAGCACAAATGGTTATTCAGCAACCATTGCAGGAACCCCAAAGGTAACGCCGTTTAGTCCGTTTAAAAATGATGACGCAAGAGACATAACGACTGATGGTGGGTCTGCAAACTTTAATCAAGATGACTTACTAACTATTGCAGATAACTCAGCTTTAGACGTTTCTGGGGCTATGACCGCTGAAGCGTGGATTTATGTCGCTGACTTTCCAGATGGAAACGTAGGTCAAACAGGTCAGGGCTTTGTTATTACTCGCTGGGTAGCGTCAGCAGGCCAAAGAAGCTGGGGAATATTTTTAGGCAACAACGGGCAAACTTCTTTTTACGTTAGCAACACTGGAGGTTCTGTATACACCATATCTTCAAGTGCCACAGGAGCAATAAAACAATATCAATGGCATCACATTGCTGTATCTTGGGATGGCTCAAATCAAAGGTTGTTTATTGATGGTGACTTAAAAGCTACAACAGCAAATACTGCTGGCCCGTTTTCTACCACATCAGCACCGTTTTGTGCAAACGCTCTTAATACAAATTTAACAGGCACTAACATGGATATGTATATAGCTGATGCTAGATATTTTTCAAATGCGGCAATTTATACAGCAAACTTTACCCCGCCTACATCACCTTTGAGTGCAACAGTCGGTGCAAATTCTGCCGCCGTATTACTCAACTTCCAAGACGCTGGCATCTACGACTATGCAGGAATCAATAACCTAGATACTGCAGGCGATGCTCAGATTGATACAGCCGTTAAAAAGTACGGCACGGGGTCAATCCAGTTTGATGGCACTGGTGATTATATAGAAGCGTCTTATGTAGGCGACGTATTTGATTTTGACACATCAGATTGGACTCTAGAGTGCTGGGTTTATCTGCAATCTGACACAGACAGTGCTGGCGGGATTATAGAAATCTACTCAAACGACAATAATTTTATAAGGTTATTTAGAGCGGGTGGCCCGGACATTCAGTTAAGAGGGTCAAGCGGTGGCACACAGCAGTTTGATATTCAGTCTTCGGCTCAAAGCCAAAATACATGGATTCATGTTGCTGGTGTTCGTGACGGGTCAACAATAAGGTTGTTTGTAAATGGTACTCAGGTAGGTACAGATACTTCGTTTTCAATTCCCGATTTATCGGATGCAAGGGTTCTTGTTGGCTTAGATTTGGTAGCAACAGATAGATATTTTACGGGTTATATAGATGACCTTCGTGTTACCAAAGGCTTAGCCAGATACACCGCTGACTTTACACCGCCTACTGAGGCACTGCCCAAATTTTAAGAGGAGACAAATATGTTATTTGTTGAAGTCGCTACTGGAAAGGAAAAAACAAAAGTCCAGTTACAGCAAGAAAACAAGCATATGTCTCTGCCTTCATCATGGACTGATGCAACGCTGGAAGCCTTGGGTGTAGCAAGGGTAACAAAGACTGCGGCACCTGACGTTGGCGAATGGCAAATAGCCGTCAGGGATGGTGTAGAAGAAGTTGATGGAGTATGGCAAGAAAAGTGGGTAACTCAGGAAATGTTTACTGAGTACACAGGGCAAGACGAAGAAGGGAATGCTGTTACCTATACCGTACAGGCTCAAAAAGACGCTAAGACTGCCGCTGACAATGCCGCCCTAGAGGCTAAAGAACGCGCCAAACGAGACGAACTGCTGAAGGCTACAGATCACTACGGGTTGTCTGATGTACCTATGCCAGAAGCTATGACAACGTACAGGCAGGCTTTACGAGATGTACCACAACAGTCTGGTTTTCCCAGCACGATAACTTGGCCCGAGAAGCCATAATTATGGGGTGTAGTAATGATCGACCCAATTACGGCGGCGGCGGCGGCTACAAAAGCATATGCAGGGGTCAGAGCATTTATCGAGGCTGGCAAGTCAATAGAGGACACGTTTCAGGCAGTAGCTAGATGGCAGGGCCATGCATCAGATATTTTGTATGCAAGTCAGCGTCAAAAAAAACGTACAAACCCCTTTAAAGAAGTTGTTTTTTCTCGCTCCGTTGAGGCCGAAGCCGCACAAATGTTTGCCGCTAAAAAGCGGATTGAAAATCAACGGAAAGAGATAGTGACCCTCTTGCAGTACGCATATGGGAACGAGGGGCTAGAAGAGTACCGAAGATGCATGAAAGAGGTGCAAGCACAGCGGGAAAGAGAGGTTTACGCACAGCAAGAGGCCAAAGACACGGCAGTTAAATCAGCTTGGATTGCGATTTTAGCGGGTGCGGCGGCTTGGCTGATTAGCATAATTGTAAAGGCGGTAATGAATAAGGGGTGAGCATGGATCAGGGCTTGATCAATACAGTAATCACCCTCGGCGCTGGGATTTTTGGCTGGATTATGAAGACACTATGGGATTCCGTAAGAAGGCTAGAAAAAGAAGTTAGCGACATAGAGGTGCTGGTGGCTCGTGAGTATGTAAAGCGCGATGAGTTTCGTCAGGATATACAACGTATATTTGAGAAGCTGGACACCATAGAGGCCAAAATAGACTCCAAGGCGGATAAGCAGTAAGTCATGTTTGGCTCTAGTCCTTTTTCCGCTTTTTCTTTTAGTCAAAGCTCTGCTGGCCCCGTCGGTGTAAAGGGCTTATCGGCTACCGGCGGCGTAGGCTCTGTTACGGTCAATGGCGTGGCAGACGCGCCAGTTACTGGTCTAGGCGCAACAGCTTCTGTTGGCGCTCTTATATTTAACGAGTCAATATCAGCAACCGGTCTTCAGGCCACTGGTGGGGTTGGCTCTGTAACCGTCTCGTTGCCCACAGGCGCTACCCTGACAGGCGTTTCTGCCTCGATGCCTATGACATCGACAGAGACTGGCGGCTCTCTTTTTGGTGGCCTTGCCTTCTCTGAAGAGCCTTTTGCTACGCTCGCAGACGGCGACTTGCAGATCAGCTTCAAGCTGGGAGTTGGTGCGTCTGTCACTGGAGTTGCCGGAACTGGGGCGGTTGGAAGCGTTGTCGTCAATGCCGATGCAAACGTAAGCGTCACTGGCGTGTCGGCAACGGGCGCAGTTGGCTCTATCACAATTGACGGTGATGCGACTGTAAGCGTAACGGGGATTGGCGCTACTGGTGGAGTTGGCGCTGTTACAGTCACCCAAGGCAGTGGCGTTACGGTAGCAACATCCTCTGCGGGGGCGCAGGGTAGAGTTGGTGTTGTCTCAATAAACGCGGCTACTAGCGTGTTGGTTACTGGAGTTGCTGGAACCGGCGCAACATCTGGTGCGTCCGTTGTAGCGTGGAACGAAATCATCCCAAATCAAGACCCTAATTGGAAAGAGATAGCGGCATAAGACATGACTAGCACATATACAACTAATCTAGGCATAGAAAAAATTGCGACAGGCGATCAGTCTGGAACGTGGGGCGACACGACAAATACCAACTTCGATATTCTTGATCAGGCTGTTAACGGAATACTCTCTCTGACCTTGTCGTCCGCAGGAAGTTCTGGATCACCCACCGACATTCCTGTCACAAATGGCGCTGTGTCAAATGGCAGGAATAAATTTATTGAGTTTACCGATGGCGGCGATCTTGGCGGCACAGCTTACGTCAGGCTGACGCCCAATGATGCGGAGAAAATTGTGTTTGTCCGCAACAGCCTGTCCTCAAGCCGATCTGTCATCTTGTTTCAAGGCACATATAGCGCCTCAAATGACTTTGAGCTTGCCAACGGTAAGGATGCGGTACTGAAGTTTAGTGGGTCTGGCTCAGGCGCTACAGTCACGCAGGTTTTTGTTGACTTGTTAGCAACAACAGTGACTGCAAACTTAACAGGCAATGTGACAGGGAATGTGACCGGCGCATTAACAGGCAACGTCACGGGAAATGTTACAGGTAACGTCACTGGAAGCGTAACTGGAGATATTACAGGTAACGTGACCGGGAATATCGCCTCAACTGGGTCAAGTTCTTTTAGTAGTGCAGATATTAACGGCGGGTCCATTGATGGCACGGTGATTGGCGCTAACTCAGCAGTAGCGGCAACCTTCACGAATGTCACAGCATCAGGAACTGCCACCCTTGCTACTGTAGACATCAATGCCGGTAACATTGACGGCACCAATATTGGGGCCAGCACTCCCGGTGCAGGCACATTCAACGCTCTAGCTACCACTGGCGATAACATCAGGATAGACACCAGCCAGACGCCATCTAGCTCT